TTTTTAAGTTTAGATTCAGAAATGGTTTTAAATCTTTAGTTTTTGTTCAGTAAAAGAAAGTAGGAATTTTTCTTCAGAAATAAATAAAATGGTTAAACTTAGAGTTTAAAGCTAGAATACACCTCACACTCAATCAAACCCGCGGGAGGACGTTTTAAATCTCTTCTAAGGTGTTTGTACCTTTAAGGTGTAAACATACCTTAAATTGGACGTGAGCGCCCTATGTAAAAAATTTGGTGTTTTAACCCCTAGGAAGTACTTCAATTCTTTCTGACAAGAAACTTAAACCAACAATTTACTCCTGAATCTAAAGCTTAAATTCTTCCTGAACAAAAATCTTAATTCTTTATTCTGAATCTAAACCTTAAAAAATTATTCTGACATAGACCTTAATTCTTAATGTCAACTAAATGTCCTATTTTGTATTTCTGATATCCCTATTACCTTATTTAAACCTTAACAATACCTTAACAATTAATAAAGGAATAAATTAAGGTAATAGGGAGGACAAAAATTAAAATAGGACAAAAGGTTGACAATGTTATTAATCCAATATTTATAGGCAGAAAAATGGTTTCATGTTTCTACGTTGTGTTAAAATAAAGCTAAGAGATAAAACAGAAAGCAGGTGAATAATTTTTGACAAATGAAGAAATGTATCAAGAAGTTATGAAGAACTTAAGAAGTAATTTACCAGAAAATACGATTCCTTATGATGAATCTATCAGTAAGAATTTCTTGGAAAAATTAACAGGAAAAGAATTGGATTATAAAAATGTTTTAAAAAATGATAGTGACTTAACAAAGGAATTTGACTACGTCGTAAAAACATATGGCTTTGACAATTTTTATGATTTATATACTTATGCTGATTCTTGTGACTCCATTCAGGAACAAATCCAAAAAGGTGGAAACAAAGACCTTGGCAAATTAAACAAAGTCACTCGAACTGTGGTGAGAAATGGTAAGCCAATGAAGACTACGGTTTATGAAGATTCAGGCTCAGATGAGCAAGATGGTGATTCAACTCAAGAAGAACCTAAAAAACCTGTAAAAAGAAAAGCAAGTGAACTGTCTTTATCTTCTTTGGGAGGTAAAACAGAAAAACCAACGCCTAAAGAGATATCAAACTTAATGAGCCAAGCAAAAAATCTTTCAGGAACTTTTGACACAGATTGTGATTCTTATATGGTTTTAGGAGATAGTGGAGATATAGGTGGCTTAGCAGGTTTTCGTATAGAGGGTAACTTTTTATATTTGGCTTTTATCCAAGAAGATGAGGTTACCACGGGTGTAGCTAGGCGAGCTTTTTATGAACTACTTTTACGAGCTTGGAAGTCAGGTTTAGGGGCTATGATTGATGACCCAGAAAATGATTTAGCTTATGATTTATTCGAGGAGTATGGCTTAAAAAAATCTAAGGGAAGATACAAAATCTCTAAAAGAGAACTTGAAAATAGCCTTGGTAAAAGATGACGATAAAAATACTACTTTTTGTTATTTTATTGTTTGCAACGATATGTTACGTATGCTATAATTACATTATCAAAACCTTGATAGAAAGAAATCTATCACTTCAAACAAACTTACGGGAGACTATGACCCAGGTCTCCCGTTTCCTTAATGAAAATTTACAAGGTTTAACTCAGGAGGTTAAAGATTTGAAAGACCCTGAAATTATTGATAACGAAAAAAACTTAGAAGAACTACTTCAAGAAGAAGCGACAGAAAAAGACTATGAAAAATTTATTGATGGCATTACCGAAGCCATTCAAGACCTTTATAAAAATTACCAATTTATTCGGCAAGACCCGGACGTAAATGATGTTTTGTCAGGTTACTTTTTAGGTTTTAAATTTATCCGAATGGAATACCCAAAATTATATGAGTCCTTATTCCGTTTAGCAGTAGATAAATCTATGGACCCGAATAAGATTCAAGAAAAATTCATCGAACGAGTTCAAGCAGGGAAAGTTATTCCTTTAGGTAATGTTGTTATTTATGGGGAAGGCTTTACACAAATTGGTTCTATTCTTCAAGGAGAATCTGTACCAATCGTTATTACTTTTGCTCCAGAAGAATATGATAAGAAACGAACAGAATACTTAGAATCCCAAGAAAAAGAACAAAAGAAACGCCAAGAAGAACAAGAAGAAATGGCAAAACAAAAAGATGAAGCGTTGAAATCTTTACGACAAGCTTCAGCTGTTTTAGATGAATTGTCTGAAGATGCAGCAGAAAAATACGATATGAAAGAACTGATGGAAGAAATCAAGAAAGGTTTAGGTAGAGTGTGAAATGGCAGAACAAGAAAAATCATTTCGAACTTCCTTGGTTAAAAAATTAGAAAAATTAGAAACAAAAAGAAATGCTTTAATTGATGCAGGAGTTTCCCCTCCTGAAATTCAAAGTGTACAATTTGCTATTCCAAATGTTTTAATTGAGGATGGTAATCAAGACATTGATAAGCTTTTAGAAACTATTGGGAAGATGAATCGAAAATCTGAGTTAGGTTTAAATGTAGAACTTAATCAAGGAGAACCTGTAAAGCTAACAGATGGACGAACTTCTGACATTTTAGAAATTGTCTTCTTTGTAACGGACAAAACAGATATTCCTAAGATTAAAGAATACTTGTACCCAGAAGGTGTCCCTGAAGAAGAAGATTCAGAGAATGATGGAGAAAAAGAAAAAGAGTAACAACTAAATCCTAAATTTACTTTCGATAAAGAGCTAGGAATCATTTAAGAGGAGCTAAACAAGCCCCTCTTATTTTTTTTGTGGAAAAAGTATTGACGTAGCATAAATTAAATGCTAAGATTATTTTTGTTGACACAAATAAAAGAAAAGAGGAAATGAACAATGAATAAATTTTTTAAAATGCCAAAAGCGATTTTTACGAATGAGAAATATGCAGGACTAGGGGAAACGACTAAGATTGTTTATATGATGATTTTAGACCGCTTTTGTTTATCCCTAGCTAATGGATGGAAAGACAGAAAAGGGAACACTTACTGCATTTACACAGTAGAAGAACTTATTCAAGACACTAATACTTCAAGAGGAACAATTAATCGTGCAAAAAGAGAATTAAAAGAGTACGGACTTGTTTATGAATACCGAACAGGAAAAGCTAATCATATTTATGTTTACCAGCCAGAAGAGCCCGAAAACACTGAGGAACCAACCACGAACAAAAATGATGATACAGAAGTACAAAATTTGGGAACTAATGATACTGAACTACCAAGACTTAAAGACCAAGAGAGTAATAAAAGAAGTGAAAACGGGCGCGCGAAAAGCAACAACCATGCCAATTCTCAAACACAAGAATCAAGTTCAAGTGAAAAAGAGCTTGTTGATGTAGATAAAAAAGAAAGTGACTCTGTTATTGACCTTATTTACTATACAGGTTGGTTTGATATGAATTTCTGCAAAGGTGTTGCTCAAAGTTTTGGAAAAGATGTGACACCACAAATGGTTGCTAACCAGATTATCAAGATGAAAAACATGAGTTGTAGCTACCCTAAAGCTTATTTTATGAATGGTATTCAAATGCAAATAGATGCTGAAAAACAAGGAATTAGTTTGTCAAATGGACCTCAACCTAAACACAATGACCCTAGTCAAAATCATAAACCAATTGCTCTAGGAAAGATTCCAATGCATGATTGGACAAAAGTGTAACATCTATGTAACATAACTTAATAAAATTGTAACTTTTTTGTTATTGAGTAAACTTGCTAAGATGTTATATTGGGTAATAGCAAACGAAACAAACTATGAAAAACGAAAGGGTTCTTTATGACTATTAAAACGAAATTAGCTTTAGCAACAGCTGGAGTGTTAGGAACAATTACTTTCCTAGGAGCAACAAATAGTGTAGAAGCAGAAGAAATTGCCACAGACGGTGGTACTCAGTGGCGTGTGGAACAAGGAGATACCTTATCTACAATTGCAAATAACTATGGTATTGACTACACACAAATCCATGAATCAAATAAAAACAAAGTGCCAGACCCAAATGCGATTTATGTAGGGGATGTTTTAGATGTTCCTGTAAAATCTGATACCCAAGTTGAAGTAGAAGAATACTTTGGCTCACGTGACCAAGAGGATGTTGTACAACAACCACAAGAAACTGAAGGAGTTGAACAAGAAGTGGCTGTAGAAGAGCAACCTCAAGAAGAAGCAACCCAAAATCCGGTAGAAGAACAAGAGCCTGCACAAGAAGCTAGTGGAAGCGAAGCAGAAGCTAAGGCATGGATTGCTAATAAGGAGTCTACAAATGACTATGGAGCAAGAAATGGTCGTTATATTGGGAAGTTTCAGCTCGACCAAAGCTATTTGAACGGCGACTATTCTCCTGCAAACCAAGAAAAAGTAGCTAACGAATACGTAAACGAACGTTATGGCAGTTGGGTACAAGCTAAACAAGCTTGGCAACAAAAAGGATGGTATTAAGCTAAATTAGAAGGAGACAGAAAATGGGAAAATTAGTGTATGTTGGTGGAGATATCATGAGTTATGGTAACCAACTGTTAAGAGAAAAAGAGAAAGAAGATATAAGGTCTATAGGATTGAAGGTTTATTCTCCTAAAGATGACAAAGAAATTAATGATAAATCAATCCAATCTGTTGAAGATAATAACCATTTAGCCGAAAAGATATTTGATAAAGATTCTACTGGAATGATAAATTCAGATATTTTAATTTTCGATGTTTCGAATACAAGCGTAGGAACAATAGCTGAGATTGGACAGTGGGCTATGGTTCATAGGTTACTTCAATACACAGCAGACCCTTATATTGAGATGATTTCTCAAAAACCAATTTTCTTTCATTCTTCTGATTTGAGAGATACGAATATCCCAGAATCAGGGTATCGAAGGTCACATTCTTATAACCAATATTTAATTGGTTGTGTGTATGAATGTAACCCAGAAGGTATTCAAACTTGGGAAGAAATTCTTAATGAATTACAACAATTATAAATAAATTTGAACCTCCTTAGGTGCTATATTATTAAAGTAGTACGAAATATAGTAAACCTAAGGAGGTTTTTTATAGAATGCTAGATGTAGAAGTTGTACAACAAGCAGTGCTCAACGTACTAGGTATTGGCTTAGTATTTATTATTGGGTACATTGCTAAGCAATTTGGTGGATTCTTAAAAGACAAAGGAATCTTAGAACAATTGCAAAGCAAAGAAGCTTATGTACGTATCATTGTGAATGCAATGGAGCAAATGTTTGATGAAGCTGATGGTGCCGTCAAGTTTGAAGAAGCCAAAAGACAAGCAGTGAAATTCTTAAATGAAAAAGGAATTAAAGTAGACGATGAAGAGTTAGATACTTTAATTGAATCAGCTGTTAGACAACTTAAGGGTGGATTTGTTGAAGGTATCGAATATGAGCCTGAGGAATATGAAGATTAAACCTTAATTGAAGATGCAGATGAAGATGACCCAGAAGTATTCCCAGAAGCCAAAGAAAACGACACAGAAGACGATAAATAAGCCTAAGGTATTAAACCCTTAGTCTCTTTTTAAATGAGAGGAGAATGCATTACATGGCATTACATGGAATCGACATTGCCAGTTATCAAGCTAGTATGAATGCAGGAAAAATGGCAGTAGATTTTGTCATTATTAAAGCCACAGGTGGAACAGGGTATGTGAACCCTTATTGTGACAAACACTTCCAACAAGCCAAAAAAGCAGGAAAGCTCTTAGGTGTGTATCATTATGCTAATGAACGTGGCTATGAAGGTACAGCTAAACAAGAAGCTAACTACTTTGTCAAAAATGCTAAGAACTACCTTAAAGGAGATGCTATCCCAATTCTTGACTGGGAAGCTTCCAATAAAGGGAACGTGAAGTGGGCACTAGACTGGTTAAATGAGGTAGAGCGTCAAACAGGTATTAAACCGTGGTTTTACACTTATACAAATGTGTTAAACACTTATAATTTCTCACGTATTTATAAGAATGACAATGCCCTATGGATTGCTAAATACCCTGATATGGCAACACACTACGGTTTTATCAAGAATAAAAAACCGCCTAGAACACGTAAATTTCCAAATGGTCCAGCCGCTTACCAATATTCAAGCACTACGGTTATTCCAGGCTATGGTTCCCCAATTGATGTGGACATTTTCTATGGAGATAAAAAAGCATGGCAAGCTTATGCGACTCCAAATGGTGAGCAACCAAAAAACGTTGGAAGCAATGACAAAGACTCAGGTTCTGGTTCAAGTTCTTCTAAGAAAAAAGGAAGTAAATCGAACAAAACCGTTGCTAAAGAAGTTATTGCAGGTAAATGGGGAAATGGTGATAACCGTATTAGTAAGTTGAAGAGTGCTGGGTATAACCCAACAGCAATTCAAAAACTTGTGGATAAACAACTAGGTGGGAACAAGTCTAGTGGAAGCAAAACCTATACGGTTAAAAGTGGAGACACTTTATCTGGCATCGGACAAAAGCTAGGAGTTAATTGGAAAACACTAGCTAGCAAGAATGGCTTAAGTAGTCCATATACGTTGTACCCAGGACAAAAATTAAGTTATGGTTCAGGCTCAGGCTCTAGCGCTAACAAAACCTATACTGTTAAGAGCGGAGATACCTTAAGTGGTATCGGCGCTAAGCTAGGCATTAACTGGAAAACTATTGCCAATCTTAACGGATTAAGCAAACCTTATACTTTGTATCCAGGACAAAAACTGAAGTATAAAGGTGGCTCTGGTGGAGGTTCTAAAACCTATACTGTTAAGAGCGGAGATACCTTAAGTGGTATCGGCGCTAAGCTAGGCATTAACTGGAAAACTATTGCCAATCTTAACGGATTAAGCAAACCTTATACTTTGTACCCAGGACAAAAGATTAAATATTAATAGGCAAACAGAATTTGCTTAGAGGGAGCTAGACAGTTCCCTCTTATAAATGCTAAAGGAGAGAATCAATTTGGCAATAAATGTAGATGAAGCAATTAAAAGAGGAAGAAAGTTAAAAAGCCAGGGAATTACCTATTCTATGTACGGTTCACGTGATGGTTCAGATGGGACAGCAGATTGTTCGGGATTTATTTATAACTGTATCCGTTTTGGTGGAGGTTCTAAGTATCATATTATTCCATCCACGGAAACTTTGCATGATTACCTGGGTAAGAACGGCTATAAACTAGTTGCAGAAAACAAGAAGTTTAATGGTAAAAAAGGTGACATTGTTATAGTTGGTAAGAAGGGATTTTCGGCTGGAGCAGCTGGTCATGTAGGAATGCTTTTAGGTGGTCCTAATTGGATTGAATGTACTGCCAATTCCCGTGCTGGAAAAAATGGTGGTGTGATTGAGTCTCATTTCGATACTCGTTATGCAGAAATGGGTCGACCATACTACTACGTATACCGTCCAAATTCCACAACAGATAAAGCACCTAAAAAAGAAGAAAAGAAATCAGCACCTAAGAAAAAATCAAGTGGCAAAATAGCAGTAGACGGTAAGTGGGGCCCAAACTTCACAAAAGCTCTACAAAAAGTTTATGGAACAACCCAAGACGGTGTAATTTCTGGACAAATTAAAAACTCTGCAAACAAAAACGTATATGCTGCCCAATGGGGTAAAGGCGGTTCTAACGTAGTGAAAGCTATGCAAAAGAAAGTTAAAGCCAAAGGTGTATACAGTGGTTCAATTGATGGAAACATTGGACCAAAATTTGTAGATGGCATGCAACGTATTGCTGGCACAAGTAATGATGGTGTTATTTCTCCAGTAAGCGATGTTGTTAAATATATGCAAAAACAAGTGAATGCAGGTAAAAAACCATTTTAAGGTTTTAGAGGACTTTTATAGTCCTCTTTTTTTTATGTCTAAGTTAACATACCTACTATATTAATAAGGATAGGACTTAAATTGAAGTGAAGTTGAATATGGTAAAATAGAACATAGAGAAAACTTTATACAAGGAAGTGAATAAAATAGGGTTCATTCAAGATAAAACATGGAACAAAGCGAAAAAAGCTGTAGGAAGTGCTGGGCTAGCAGACAATTGGGCAGAAGTAATTTCTTACTACTATTATCTAGGTGGTAATCATGTCCTATTATACACAGCAATAGAAGGTGTAAGATATAGAGTCTTGCAAATTACAGACCAGGAAGAAATCTTGTTAGAAGACATGAACAAAAATTTAGTCCTAGAAGATTATGAAGCAATCTATGAAAGCCGAAAGCAATTTTATTACAATGAAGAACCACTCAATAAAAAAGTCATTGAGCTTCCAGAAGATATTACAGTAAACAATAAAAATAGTGTAACAATTTTAGAAAAGTAAGAAGGTGAAATCAAACAATTGGCAGAAACAAATTTTGTAACAAAGTTATTTGGTGTAGGAAAAAATGCAAATAAGCAAACACAAATTCCTAGAGAAGAAGGTTATAGGGAAAGCCAAGTTACTGTTAAAAATTTTCCTTCTCAAAATTCAACAGAACAAGTTAAAAAAGGTATGAACGGGAATAAGAACTATGTTGAACAAAAGATTTTTGACCCAATGGATATTAATCCCGGGTTCAAACAAAAACCTTCCATAAAAGGCACACACGACTTGCACCGAACGCTAAGGCAGTTTAGTAGCAATGCTATTTTAAATGCTATTATTTTAACTCGTGCAAACCAAGTTGCTACTTATTGTGTGCCATCTAGTTCTTCAGATACGGGCATGGGGTATCAAGTTCGAATGAAAGATATGGATGATGAACCTTCCAGCCATGACAAAGCAAATATTAAGCGAATTGAAAAGTTTCTAGATAATACAGCATCTTATAAAGACCAAAATCGTGATACGTTTACTTCATTTTGTAAAAAGGTTGTAAGAGACACGTATATTTACGACCAAGTCAATTTTGAAAAGGTTTATGATTCAGATGGAAACTTTATTAAGTTTGACATGGTAGACCCTACAACAATTTATTTAGCAACGGATAAAAATGGAAAACTTATCAAAGAAGGCGAACGCTTTGTCCAAGTATTGGATGGACGAGTAGTAGCTAAGTTTAACGAAAAAGAAATGGCTTTTGCTGTAAGAAACCCTCGTTCTGATATTCAAGTAAACGGTTATGGCTTATCTGAAGCTGAAATTGGGCTAAAACAAATTATCGCTCATGAAAATACAGAAACATTTAATGATAGGTTCTTTTCTCATGGAGGTACAACCCGTGGAATTTTACTTATTAAAGCAGGGCAACAACAATCAACAAGAGCTTTAGATATTTTCCGAAGAGAATGGAAGAATTCTTTATCAGGTATTAACGGTTCTTGGCAAATTCCAGTAGTTTCAGCAGATGATGTAAAATTCATTAATATGACACCACAGGCTAATGATATGCAGAAACATCAAAAATGTTTCATAGATAGTTTAAACATTTTTCGAGAAACTGCCCTAGTCGAGTAATCGGCTTTGAATAAATAAGTGAATTGCTTGTAAACCCTAAAGGCATGTAAACTACAAAGTAACTTGAAAAAGTAAGCTTGAATGTTGCGAAAGCAGAAAAAATTATATGCATAACATAAGGTTAAATCCTAAGTGTGATAAAATAGTGGGTGTCTAGCAGCGAAGTTCCTTAAAGGGAAAACGTTCAACGACTATTCTTGAAATGGACATGAAAATTGTCAAAAGAAGTAGGGCTATCAGAGTAATACCTGGTAGTAGGTGAGAACCCTTTAAATCGAAGTGCTTAGCTCCTGAAAAGGAGAATGATATAGTCTAGGCTTATGTGAAAGCATAAGATTAAGGAGAAATAACATGAATAGTAAAGAAAAACAAAATAAAATTTATTAAGGGTTTAGATTACCATTATATCCAACGGAAGAACAAAAGAAAAAGTTAGAAGTTATATTTAACGCTAAAATAAAAATTTACAACTGGGCTTGGGAACAGCAAAAGCACTTACTAGAGGAAAACGAAAATGTTTTAAGTAAGATACCCCTAAGAAATAGGTACGTATCTATGGCTAAAGAAAATGAAGAATTCTCGTGGATGCTAGGAACAGTTCCAGACCATATTAGTTATTATGCAATTGATGATTTGAATAACCAAATCAAGAGATATCTAACTAAGAGAGCAAAAACGGTAAATTTTAAGAGTGTTAAAGATAAAAAGAAAACTTTTTCCCAAAGGAATGACATAAAGCTTTTTAAAAATGGCAAAGTTCAAATATCTAAAGTAGGTCTTGTTAAAACAAGTGAGAAAATGATAAGCAGAGTTCCCGAAATACCCAACAAGAAATATTTAGCAGCAGTTAGGGTAACTCGAGATAGAGATAGATACTATATTTCTTTTAATGTTTTAGTTGATAAACCTGAAGCTGTTATTGAAGGAAGGGTTATTGGAATAGACCTTGGAATAACAAAACTAATGGTTACTTCAGACGGATATGAGGTAGAAAGGCCTGATAAGTTGGTTTCTAAATATGAAAAGAAACTTAAAAGACTTAGAAGAAGAGCTGGACGGATATATGAAAGTGGTATCCGTAGTAAAAATCTTGATAAATTAGGAAATGAAGTAGTTAAAGTAGACAATAAAATTACAAACATACTAGTAGATAATATTAACAAACAAATCTCATATATTATAAGCACAAAACCTAAAGCTATCGTTATGGAAGATTTAGCTGTAAGTCATATGTTGAAAAACAGGCATGTGGCTAGACAACTAGAAAGAGCAAAATTCAGGTATATTAGAGACCAGTTTCAGTATAAGTGTGAAAGAGCAGGTATTGATTTCATGTTGGCTGATAGATGGTACCCTTCCAGTAAGATTTGTTCATATTGCGGAGTTAAAAATAAATTAGGTAAAGGGCAAAGAACTTATAAATGTAAAGAGTGCGGTTTAGAAATAGACAGAGATTTGAATGCTAGTATAAATTTAAAAAACCTTTACTTTAATAAAAAATAATAAACTATGTACTGTGATGGCACGCAGGAATTAACGTCTAGGGAGTGTTATACAAACGTTAGTAGATATTCGAGGACGGGCACAAAGAACTAGAAAGTCTTAGGGACTGCCAATTTGAGAAGTGGTTACTATTCATGTTACCAAAATACAACCGTTCGAGAAATGGTTAAACTACCTTATTAATCTTCTTTCGGCATTGTATGGTATTGACCCAGCAGAAATTAACTTCCCTAATACAGGAGGTGCCACAAGTAGTCGTGGCGGTAGCCTAAACGAAGGAAACCAAAAAGAAAAGAACCAAGCATCTCAAAATAAAGGACTACAACCTTTACTTAAATTTATTGAAGATACAGTAAATACTTATATTATTGCTGAATTTGGAGATAAATATCGTTTTGAATTTAAAGGTGGCGACTTAGCTCGTCAACTAGAAAAAATTAAAATTAAAAGTGAAGAAGGTAAAGTCTTTAAAACTGTTAATGAAATTCGTGTTGAATTTGGATTAGACCCTGTAGCAGGCGGGGATGTTATCCTGAATGGTGTTCATATTCAAGCTATCGGACAAGAAATGCAAAGGGAACAATTTGAGTACCAAAAGCAACAAGATAGACTAAACCGTTTGTTAGAAGAAGCGGACAACCCAGAACCACAAGCAGATGTAGGAAATTCTGTACAAGATACCCAACAAGGTCTAGACGGGGACTCTAGTTCTGTAAATGGTAAAGGCGACGGTCAAATAGGAAAAGACGGTCAATCCAAGGAACAGGAAAACACAAATTCAGCCAAAATCGGTGGTAAAGAAGATAGAAGTTGGGATAAGTAGCTCATAGCTACTTTATCCTACTTTCTAGTGCTATATTATACCTAGATATGAGGCATTGGAGGTGAAAAAGAATCTAAATGCCAACAACTGAAGAAGAAAAATATAATATTTTCGTTCCTGTTGATGTGTTTGACTCTGTAAGTAAATCAGAACAAGCAGAAGACGGAGAATGGTATGTAAGAGGTTTTGCAGCGACTCCTGATTTAGATATGCAAGGAGACATTGTATTACCTGAAGGAATTGATATTGGCTATTTTTCTACAAAAGGGTTTATTAACTATGAGCATAAGCAAGATGCAGAATACATTATAGGTGTTCCAACAGATAATTGTTACGTAGACCTTGAAAAAGGTTTATTTGTAGAAGCAAGACTAATGAAAGAAAACAAATATGCACAATCTATGTGGTCTTTAGCCAATATGATTAAAAAATCAGGCATTGACCGAAACTTAGGTTTTTCTATTGAAGGTGCAGTGAAATCCCGTAGTGATTACGATAAGCGAGTGATTGAAGGTGTTATGATTAAAAACGTAGCACTAACGACCCACCCAGCAAATCCAAATGCTACTTGGGAAACATTAGTAAAGGCTTGGGAAACAGGCTATGCTACAACGCCTGATGAACAAACAGGAGCTGCAGCTTTCCGCAAAGAGCATTTAGCTCCCGAGGTAACGAATTTAACCAATGCCGTTAGAACAATATCTAAACTAAATGTAATGCCTAAAGAAGATAAAGATTATGTTATTAAAGAAGCAGCAAAATCTTTTGACAATGAACCCTCATTAGATGTGTCAGCAGTTATGCTACAATTAAGTAGAGGAATCAGTTTTAACCAAGCACAAGACTTTATTGTAAGGTCACGAAAGGAGAAAAACGAATAGTGTCGAATAAATTAAGCGATTTGATTAAAGACTTTGACGAAGAGCTAGCTAAAAGCGATTCTGATAGCCAGGTCGTAAAATCAAAAGATGTATCTAAAAAAGATACAGAAAATGATGAAGATAAGGATAAAAACAAGGAATCTGACAAAGACGATAAAGATTCTGACAAGGATAAAGACGATAAAGGAAAATCTGATGATGAAGGTAAAGATACCAAAAAATCAGATGAAGCTAAAGACGAAGAAGATACTGAAAAAGCTGATGGTACGCCCGCAGGTGTTAAAGACAGTACAGACACAGTAGACTCTAAGGATAACCCAACAGGAGAAGCTGACAAAGTATCTGATAAAGAAAAAGATAAAGCAGCTAAGACAGAACCAAATAAAACAGACGGAAAAGAAATTGCTAAAAAATCTGATGAACCGACTGAAGATGAAGAACCAGTTATTAAGTCTGAAGATGTTGTGAGTGCTTTTGAAGCAATCTTTAAAGGTATGACAAGCTTAGCTTCTCAACAAAATGCTATTAATGAACGTGTAGGAACTTTAATTGATAACCAAGAAAAACTGGAAAAGTCAATTGATGACGCTAACCGTTTGGAAGAAATTAAGAAATCTTCTCAAGCTTTAAAAAAAGGCTTAGAAGAAGCAGAAAAATCAGCTAAGGCTGTTGAAGGCAAAGCTGTTACCTATGTTGAGAAAAACTATAACCCGGGTGAAGATGCACAAGCAGCTGAAGAAACTGATGTTGAACTTGAACAACAAGAAGATGTTCAAAAATCAACAGAAAGTTTTAACAGCTATGAAAAAGCAGACGAGTTACGTAAAAGCTTTTTACCTCGTTACATTGAAGAAACACGTAAATCAAACTTTTCCCGTGATGAACTAAATAACATTTCTGCTCATTGGAACAATTTGTCTTATGGCAAAGGAACTTCTGATGATGAACAAATAATTAAAAGCTTTATCGAAGGAAAATAATGAACTACCGAGTTCATTTTAGGTAATTACTGCTATATTATAGGCAGACCCATAAGAAGACCCGAAAAACATTATACATAAGTCCATTTTTCGGGTCTATCTCCTTATATAAACTCAAAACAACGAAAGGTTGATTATAAAAATATGAATACAGATACGAAAAACAACCCTTTCCAAACCCAGTTGTCTCCAGCAGCTGAAAAAGTAATAAAAGGTTGGGAAACAGGTTACGGCGTCTCACCAGATGAACAAACAGGTGGTGCGGCTTTACGTCGTGAAATGCTAAGTGACCAAATCACAATGTTAACTTATTCTCGTGATGACTTAAACTTCTTCCGTGATTTACCACGTGTTCCAGCTGAATCAACAGTCGCTCAATACGTACAATACTTGTCACATGGTGAAGTCGGACATACACGTGCTACTCGTGAAACTGGAATTGCACCAGTATCCGACCCAGAAGTACGTCAACAAATGGTACGGATGAAATTCTTAAGCGACCAAAAACGTATTTCAATCGCTACGATGGCAGCTAATAATGTTGTAGACCCAGTACAACAATTAACAAACTCAGCCATTGAAGTTATTGCAATGACTATTGAGCAATTCGCTTTCTATGGTGATGCAGATTTATCTCATGACCCAAGTGAAGGTGCAGGTACAGAATTTGATGGTTTAACAAAATTAGTTGCTCAAGAAAACGTTATTGATAACCATGGTAAAGCGTTAACTCAAGAACAATTAAACCAAGCAGCTACATTGATTACTAAAGGTTATGGTCGTCCTACAGACGCTTACATGCCGATTGGTGTTCACTCAACATTTGTTAACCAATACTTGAATAACCAAACACAAGTCGTTTCTCAAAACGGTCAAGGTGCTGAACTTGGTTATAACATTCAAGCTTTCCATTCAAGCGGTGGACGTATTGCATTGCATGGTTCAGCCGTTATGGAAAATGAACAAATCTTGAATGAAAACCGACCAACAGCTTACAATTCTCCACAACGCGCTACAGTGGAAGCTAAAGTAAATGCATCAGGTGAAGGTCGTTTCTTTGAAACAGACATTGAACAAGCTTTAGAATACAAAGTAACCGTAACTTCTGAAGATGCTGTATCAGCTCCAAGTGATGTAGCGACAGCAGCAATCGCAAATACAAATGACGAAGTTGAAGTTTCAATTCAAATTAATAACATGTACCAAGCTCGCCCGGACTTTGTATCGGTGTACCGTAAAGGTATTAAGAGTGGGTTGTACTTCTTAGTTGCTCGTATTGGAGCTCGTGAAGCACAACAAGGTGTTATTACTTATGTAGATAAGAACCAAAATATTCCAGAAACTACAGATGTGTTTGTTGGTCAAATGTCACAAGATGTTATTCACTTGTACGAATTTATCCCAATGATGCGTTTGCAACTAGCTCAAATTGATGCTAGCGTTCGTTTCTCATTCTTATGGTATGGTGCTTTGGCACTACGTGCGCCTAAACGTTGGGTACGTATTAAGAATGTCGAATTCATTCCTTCCGCTAACGGAATTGGAACTATGTAATATCAGTTAAATAAGACAACTGAATAAAACAATTAGATAGGGGATAGCTAAGCTGTTCCCTATTTTTTATTTTAAAAGGAGATTACAACATGATTCAGACAGATAAATTCCCAAATCGAGTAATTGCTACACCCTATGGAAAAGTCTCTTTTGATGAAAAAGGTCAAAGTAATGACTTAACAAAAGAACAACAAGAAAAGTTAGGGAACCTAGCCTATGTAGAATACGTAGAAGATAAAAAACCTGAGCCGAAAAAAGAAGAACCTAAGCAAGAAGCTAAAAAAGAAGAAAAACCAAAAGCTGAAACAAAGAAGAAAACAACAGCTAAGAAAACTACGAAGAAAAAAGATAAAGAGTAAGGAAGGATATGCTTTGAATAACGAATATGACACAAGCGGACCTTATTCCCACGGAAACCCTAAACATGTTGAAATAGAAGAACTAGACAACATCACACCTGCTGACTTTGGGTGGACACCTGAAGCTATTAAAGCTTATATGTACGGTATTAAAGTTATGGACCCAAACTCTGGTCAAGAAATGGGAGATAAATTTTATAACCATGTCTTAGAAACCGCAATATCTCGTGCAGAAAATGCATTGGATGTGGCTATACTACCTAGACTTGTGGAAGATGAACATCATGATTTCCATTCATCTGATTACAATTCTTACATGTTTACAGAAACATTTAGAAAGCCTATTGTCCAAGCAGAAAGATTAAAACTGGAAATGACGGGATTTTCTTTATTTGATTACCCGGCGGATTGGTGGAAGGTGTATAACCTTGCAGGACATATTGAACTTTTCCCTACAGCTTTGATGCAAGCTACAGGAGCCATGGGTGGTGGTGCTATTTATCAATCAGCGAGTATGCCTATAATGAACCCTATGATGGGTATGGGTGCTAGAACCACAGCACCACAACTTATTCATGTAGACTATGTAGCAGGCATGTTACCTAGAAAACACCAATATGCTCAGGAGTGGGAATGCCCAGCAGACTTAGAGCAATTAGTTATTAAAATTGCTTTAAAAGAGATTTACCAAGTTTGGGGGAACTTAATTATTGGTGCAGGGATTGCAGGAAAAACTCTTTCTGTCGATGGTATTTCCGAATCCATCCAAACAACTCAAACAGCAATGTATGGCGGAGCTTCTGCCCAAATTATACAAATTAATGAAGACATTGAGAACCTTATGAGTGGGCTAAAAGCCTACTACGGAATGAACTTAGGTATTATTTAAGGAGGAATAGTGTATGCCAGAGCCTACAAGATTTAATACAGAAGATACGAATACAAGAGGCGACTATTCCTTACCTAACCAAGTAGAAGATACCACCCGTATAGAGTTTAACCCAGGCGGAACAGAAAAATTTATTCGAGATAGAGGCATTAAGGTTCTCGTTGAAAAATCATGGTTATGTACTTGTCGTAACCCTAGAACTTTAGCGCCAAAACCTAATTGCCCTATTTGTCATGGAAGAGGAATTGCTTATTTACCCGCAACGCCTGATATCATGGCGATTCAAAGTCAAGAAAAAGGTATGGTCAATGGTGACCTTGGGCTATATGAATCAGGTACAGCAATTGCTACAACTCGATTAGAATCTAAGATAACTTTTAGAGATAGAATTACTGTACCTGATGTCGAGATTTACCAATCATTTATTTTTGATGTAAACGAAAATCGAATAAAAAATGGTTTCTATCTTTCCTATGATGTGAAATACATTACCTTAGCTATGGGAGGAAAAGGAAAACCATTAAATGAAGGTATTGATTATGAAGTTGACTTAGAACAAAATATGTTTTATCCAAAACAACACTTAGAAGGAACAAATGTTTCCTTGAATTTAGCAGTCACCTTGAGGTATATGGTTATGGATTTACTAAAAGAAAGCCGTTATCAATACACAGAATTTAATAAGCCTCAACCAGAGTTTGAAAATTTACCAAGAAAACTTTTGCTTAAACGAGAAGACATATTTGTTGATTCAGAACCGTTTAGTTTAGCAATAGATACAGAGAAACGATTGCAAGAATTAGAAGAAAACGGGGAAACAGAAATGAAAGACCCTAAAAGGGAAGGCTCAAGACAGTCTGAACTTGGTGGGTTCTTTGGGGGAAAACTAAATGGCTAGAAATGGGCAACATCCGCAACTATTTAGAGAACCTAATAAACATTTACAAAATTTGTCTCAATCGATTATCGACGAGGTATTGTCTGACGCCCAAGAAACAGCTATGAACTCAGAAGAAGATGTTGAGGTTAAACGAATGCCTCAATACTTACAAGTAACTCAATCAAGAATGGCAAAGAAAGGTACAATAGATTTAAAACCTTTCTTTGCACGTTCTTCTAAGAAAAAGTTTAATAAACAAGGACAATGGTATTTAACTATTCCAATTCGTAAAAAGACTAGAGATATGCCTAGAAGGTCTTACGATAAGCTAAGGAACATGCCTCAATCCAATAAGCCTGTTACTGTAAATTTAGACTATTTATACGATAGAAGAAAGTCTAGTTCTCCTTCTGTTTCTAAAATGAACTATAAACCGAAGTCTAACAATATTACAGTAATACCTGAACAATATGGCGAAGGCAAAAGAAATACCTATGTAGCTTTTAGAACAGTATCAGCCAATTCACCAGCCAATAGTTGGATAATCAATCGAAGTAATGTAAATCAAGACGATATGAGTAAAACACTACTGGAAAATATCAATCGTTTAATGAAGTATAAACTAAAGACATTAGGGAGGTAACTAAATGATTCAAAGCATAGACACTTATCTTTATGATGAAGTTAAATCTCGTCTAGAAGTCATTTTAAGTGAGTGCTATATTATAGACGAAGCTTTGAAGGGTATTGATTTAGAGGCAAAAAATGCCTTTAAAGAGGCATATACAGGTCCTAATAAAAAAGAAATTCCAGTGACCTATGAAATGCCTCAAACCAAAAATTCCTTTGATGCTCGATATGTGATTTCTCTTGGTGGAGCAAGTGAAACAAATAAATCTCTTGGAGGAATCCAAGGCGACTATAGTACCCGAGAAGTGGAAACAATCCAAGAAATTGTGGAAGTTAAACAAGCAAAAGACAGATTGTACTTTGATACTTCAAAACCAGTCGGAATGTATTATGGAAGTGAAGACATTAGTTTCTCTTCTCAAGACGACTTTCAAGTAAAAGATGGGGTTGCTTCTTTTTTGTTAAAAAACAATGAACATTGTTTAGATAACCAATACCTAATTAGTTATACAAGTCAAACGGATGAAGAAGATGTATTTGGTACATATCAGGGAACCATGATGAACGAGAGTGTAGGTATCGTAGGGATTAGCCATAATATGGATGTTGCTCGTTGTTTAGACGCAATTTTAAAAATGATTTTAATTACAATGAGAGATTCCTTGGAAGAAAAAAATGGCTTGGCCTTACAAACCGTAGAGTTTGCTGATTTACAACCTGTTGTAACAAATGGGGATATGCAAGTCTTTGGAAGACCTTGTACAATAAGATACCAAATTACAAATAGTGTCAGTTTTGATATTAAAAAAAGAGTCAATGAAATCATTGCTCGTGTAAATAATGAGGAGGTTTATCATGGCAAACGAGAAGAAAGAGAAAGCCACAAAAACACATAGTAACAAGCAAGAAAAAATTCATAACAATAAACAACCTACCCAAAAAGGGTATGCACATATTGATACATTTTTAGACACTGCCATTCCATGGTTTGGTTTAACACAGTATCAAGTGCCTGGATTTAAAGCTTATATGCAAGGCAAGTTTTACCAAAAAACTGAGAAGGATTTTATCCCTTACTTAGAAAAGTATTTAGGTAGGAATTTAAAGTAAGAAAGGAAGATAAATGACACATGGCAGTTGAACAATTCCCGAGAAATAGGATTTCTCGTCCGCATACTGAGATAAATGTAGATACGTCAGGAATCGGTGGAAGTTCTTCTAGTTCTGAAAAAGTATTGATGTTAGCAGGTTCTGCTAAAGGTGGCGCCCCTGACACAGTATATAAAGTAAGAAACTTCCAAGAAGCACAACGGGTATTCCGTTCAGGAGATTTGTTAGATGCAATTGAACTTGCATGGAATCCAGATACGGAAGGCACAAGTGCCGGAGATATCTTAGCACTTCGTGTTGAAGATGCTGAAAACGCTAAGTTAGAACAAGGTGGATTAACCTTTGAGTCTAAACTATATGGTAATGAAGCAAATGATATCCAAGTATCTTTAACAGATAACGATTTAACAGATACAAAAAGACTACAAGTTGTTTTCCCTAAAGAACGTTACTCGAAAACATATGATAATTTAGGAAAAATCTTTTCAATTGAGTATACAGGAAGTGAAGCTCAAGCAGCCTTTTCTGTAGAAGAAAACAAAGATACAAAAAGAGTAGAACGACTAGTTCTTAAGACTGGTCCTAGCTCTGGTGATGGTGAAGGTGACCTTGAAGAAGAAACTTCATTTAAACTAGGCGAAGGTGTCTATGAAGACGCAAACGTACTAATTGCTGAAATTAATAACTTACCTGATTGGAAAGCAAAATTCTTCCCAATTGGAGATAAAAACGTTCAAACTTCAACATTCGAACCTGTCGAAGATAAAGATGCTAAACAAGAAGAAAGCTATGTTGAAGCTTTAGGTGGAGACATTCAAAAACAATTAGCTTATAACGAATACGTAACTGTAACAGTGGATACAAGTAAAGATATTGCAAACTTCTCCTTGTCTAACTTAGAAGGCGGAACAGATGGTATTACACCTACGTCATGGGCAGATAAGTTTAAGCAGTTTGCTAATGAAGGTGGATTTTATTTGGTTCCATTGTCTGATAAACCTTCGGTTCATGCAGAAGCACTGTCTTTTGTCAATGACCGTACAGATATTGGTGAACCAATGCGGATTATTGTAGGTGGCGGAACAGGAGAATCTATTGAAGAAATGATTACTCGTGCAACAAACCTACGCGACCCTCGCGCAGCTGTATTTGGCATGAGTGGTTCCCGTCGTATGGACAATGGTCAAATCAAACGACTTCCCGCATATTTACTTGCAGCTCAAGCAGGTGGACTTGCGGCAGGTCTAGAAATTGGCGAATCACTTACATTCAAACATTTCAATATCACTCAATTAGACCGTATCTTTGAAGGTTCACAATTGGATATGCTAAACGAATCAGGTGTTATTGGATTAGAATATGTACGTAACCGTACGAATACTTTCTTTAGAATTGTACAAGATGTTACAACGTACAATGACCCAACAGAGCCTGTTCGAAACGAGATGAGTGTAGGAGAATCAAACGATTTCTTAGTTTCTGAGTTGAAGATTAAATTAGACAAGGAATACATTGGCACAAAAGTGGTTAATTCAAGTGCAAGCTTGATTAAAAACTTTGTTCAATCTTACTTAGATGAAAAGAAACGTCGTGATGAAATTCAAGACTATTCCCCAGAAGAAGTGCAAGTTATTCTTGATGGTGATGTAGCTATGATTAGTATGATGATTCAACCAGTACGTAGCTTGAACAAAATTGTTGTTAACCTACGTTATGAACAACAAGTTCTTACTGCTTAAAATACACACATAACCGTGTGAGAGCCGTGGGAGATCTTATGAAAATAAACAAAGGGCAATTGTACCTAGGTGCCTTTAAAGGGGTCTTCCGCGGGGTTCTCATATTTAGACAAAATAGATAGATAGACATAGTTAGGAGTTGAAACCTGAATGGCAAGTGTTACAAACCAATCCGTTCATACTGGTAATACGGTCTATATAATGATTGGAAATAAAGTCATTGGTCGGGCGCAGTCCTTATCAGGTGAGCGTGAATTCGGAACTGAAGGGATATATGAAATTGGTTCTATTATGCCTCAAGAACACGTTCAGCTAAGATATGAGGGTACACTAACCTTAGAACGTTTCCGTATGAAAAAAGAAGACTTAGAAAGTTTAGGATTTGCTTCTCTAGGAGAAGATATTCTACAAAAAGATATTATTGATATAGTTCTTATGGATAATCAGTCAAAACAAGTAGTGGTCGCCTATCGAGGTTGTACCTTTACTAGTTACTCTGAATCTGTGGACGCTAACGAAATTCTTTCTGAATCAGCTGAGATTACTTACTTAACCTCCTCGAAAGTATCGTAATTTTAAATTTAGGAGCTCATTTTTGTGAGTTCCTATTTTTTTTACAAAAAAGTATTGACTTTAGTTAAAGTTTAGGCTATACTTTAGTTGTAGTTGATACGGAAAAACTTTAACAAAATGTTTAATAAGTTAAGAAAACTAAAAAAAAGAAACATTCATCTATATATTGTGTACGATTATTCTATTAACTTATACCATATTGTTTAGTTGGACTGTAAAACTATAGTGAATACTAATTTTTTCATATACTTGAACAATTCTTTAGGTAACTTGTCCCAGTACCTAAGGAAAAAGGAGAAAAGCGATGGAAAAACTTTTCTCCTTTTTTTTTATAAAAAAGTATTGACTTATTTTTGGAATATGTTATACTAAAAATTGTAGCGGGGAACAGAACACAGTAACTAAGAATTAACCTCTTTTCTATTTATATAATTTTTACATGCTTTTCATGTATTCTTCCTAACTAAAAGTAATACTGTTCCTCGTTACCCTTTCTTTTATTTTAACCATCTAGTATTTAGACTAGGTGGTTTTTTTTGTATTTAATGATTGACGTGGATAGCCACTTATGCTATACTTTAGTAGAAGTCATATAGGAACGGAAATTCCTGTGGCTCTAGGGTTAAAATAAAAACTAAGGACAAATTGGTCTTTAAAAGAATTTTAAGGATACAATTATTTTTAGGTTTTTCTTTCGGTAACTTTTGCTAACTAGTAATCAACCAACATTTTTGAGGTGTTGGTTTTTTGCTTATTTTAAGGTTGACATTTAACCTATAATAGTATATAATTATCGTATAATAAGAAAAAAGGAGAGGATATAATGGCTGAAAAAGTAAAAGCTAAAATGCCAAATGTATTAAAGAAAATGAGTGAAAAAGATATAGACTACTGGTTTGACAGGTATGATTGTAAGCCAATTGAAAAACCTAGAAATTTTGTTAAAAAAGTAAAAGTTTATTTTACAAGAGGAACTTATGAAGGACATTATGGAGAGCTGTCTTTACAAAGTATATATAATAAAGAATTACAAAAACAGCATGGAAAGGACGTAAGTAAAACATTTCCAATTCGTTGCTTGCTTATTGATGAACAGTATCGCTTTGTAAAAGACTTTGCATTTCTTTATGGTTATAAGGTGTTGGGCTTTCCAAATGCTGATGTTTTAAAAGACCCAATTACAAATAAAACAGAAATTGTCGTTGAAAATCCTCTAGGCCAAGTACGTACAACAGGGTATAATAACTTGCAGTGTTCTATTTTCCAAGCAAAAAGAAGAAGAAAAGAACATAAGCTTCCTCTAGTAGAAAGAAACCAAAAGAAGTTAGAGGAGTGGGCAGACTACTATAACATAGAGCTACATGATAGTTACACAAGTTTTAAAGGAAAAATTAAAGGAGAATTCAATGAAAGAGACCTAAAAGGTTTGGAATTTATTGTTCCATGGCAAAGTATTTATAATTTTAGAAAACCGACTTTTAACTCTTATACAGAAGAATCTAAGGAAGATTATCTTATGAATATAGTGTTTAAGATTGGTGGGGATCCAATCGAAATTTACCCAGGAAATTATCTATCCGATTCTAGAGCGAAGTTTATTAGTCGTTCTGGAAAAGAACGATTTATTGACGGAGAATCTCTCCAACGAGAACTGAAAACTAATAGACCTAAGACCTAAGACCTAAGTTCCATAGGCTTAGGTCTATTTTTAAGTAAAAATTATGAACTTCTTTATATGGTATAATTAAAGGTAGAACTATTATATTACTTAATGAGACCAACTCTAGGAGGTAACAAATTTTGGCAGATAATGAACATGTAACACCAAAAACTGAAGAACAGAAAAAACGTGAGGAAATCATTGCAAAAAGAGACAATGGTGAAAAGCTCACAGAAGAAGATATTAATTACTTAAAGTATTACCAAGAAAAAGATGAAAATGAGCAAATTGATAGAATTATTCGCGGCGTAAATGATGTTTTTGAAAAACACTACGACTTTCAAGAAGAATGGAAGATTGAATTTGATATTGCAATAAAAGCACCCAATGCATTAGAACAAGGTAAGATTCAGGCTCGAAGAGAAGCTTATTTGGAAGGTATGGGATTAGCTGTTTCTCCTTTTATTTACCAATGCTATCAAACATTAGCAACCATTCGGGTATGCGGTACAAAAATCCCTAAAGAACTAGCACGTGATGAAGATATCTATAACTTAAATGTTTTATACCGAATTGGTCAGGATTATGGTCACTGGCTAAACTCCTTTCGCCTCTGATATTAGTGAATTAGGAGGTCCAAAGGGTTTAGCTAGAACACGATATAGCCGAAATCTTTGGGCTTTGATGAAAGAGTTTAAGGTTCTTCCTACAGACGAAAGATTTAAATCTTTAACCAATGAGCAAATTGAATGGATTTGGGCAAGCATGGAACGAGATGCTGTTGAAGCTGAACGTATTCGTAAAGGCAAAAATCCTAATATGGAATATGAAGACTTTGATGATTCTTGGTTGAATGAAGATCATGAAAATTGGAATCCTGTTCGTGATGATCATGATGAAGCAAATATTGCTAAACAGGTGAAAAACATTACCAGTGATGAAGATATGGCTCGTTTGAAAGCTCGTTGGGAAAAAATGGAAGAAGCTGAATCAGAATACAAAGAAGCAGGTTCAACCATTGAAGAAGATAGCATTAATGACTATATTAGTAACAGAATCAAGGAAGTTCAAGAAGAAGCTAAACGCGTAGAAAAACACTTAGGAAACGACCCGGATTCTAATGAACTTCAAGAAAAACATAAAAATTCTGACTATCAACCAAAACTTCAAAAAGGTGATATCAGTAAAGCGATCAACCTCTTTGAAGGAACAGCAACCACAGATGAGTCAGGAGACGAACTACCATCTCAAGATGACGATTTTGAAATCTAAAGGAAAGGAGGAATATACATAATTGGCAAACGAAAACTTTCGATTTTTTGTTGAAGCAGGTACAGAAGATGCTGCAAACAAACTAAAAGAACTCGATAAAATCATGGACCGAATTGATTCTCGTGCAAATAAGGGAACAGCAAACTTCATGAATACAACTTCTAAGGATGTAGATAAAACTGTTGCAGACATGCAAAGAATGCTAGACCTTAGAAAGCAGTTAAATAAAGAATTTAATAAAAATGTTGGACAAGCCAATAACAAAGGCGATACTGAAGCTTTGAATAAAAACCTTGGTACCATGAAAGAAATGAATAAAGAGTACCAAAAGGCACAAAAACAAGCGCAAAAATTGTATTCCATGGAATCTGGTAAGGGAAAAGCAAATAATGCTTCTATTAAAGAACAAAAAGCTTTCCAAAGTGAAATTAGTGAATCTCAAAAACGAATTAAGTCCATGAAAGCTGATCTATCTGATATTAAAAATCAGTCTTCTCGGATGAATCGTTCAGTAAACAATGCTACTTCAACAGGAAGAATGACTTACAAGGAATCTCAAAGACTCAAAGGGGACCTGAATGTGGGGAAACGTGCATCAGATCTTAGAGATAAAATTAATTCAAGAAGAGAAACCCTTCAAGGTCAACTAAGAAAAGATAGAAGTCAGTTAACCAATGTTCGAGAAAACGCTAGTCAAGCAAAACCTGGTTCTCAACAATCTCGTATTTGGAAAAATGAAGAATCTGCTATTTTAGATAGAATTAACAATACCCAAAAAGAGATTGAACAAATTAAAAATGCTAGTGACGAATTAGGTCGTTTATCCAAACAAGCTGAAAGTGCTAGAAAAAAAATGGACAGCTCGGATGTTAAAGTAGACGCTGAACGAGGAACAGCTAAAGGATTTATGCAAGCAAGAGCACCCGCAATTGCTATGAATGCTATAGGTTCTGTCGCAACTGTTGGAGGTGGACTGTACGCTAAAGGGAAACAAGCTTCAGACCAAATGAGAGAACCTTCAATTTCTCTAGGACAGCGTACAGGAAACTCAGACTTTCGTGCTATGAGACGGCAAATGCAGGAAATGGGAACCGAACGTTCCATGGGGTATAAAGGCGCAGACATGCTTCAATTCCAAGATGACGTTGTCTCTAATATGGGTTACACAAATAATGAAGACATGACAAATACTACAAGAGCCTTAGCTGAAGGTTCAAGAGCTGTTCCAGTTGATAATGAATCCTTAAGTGACTTCATGAATAGTACTATGAGAAATGGTTCTATTTCTGGCGGAGACCAAGCCAAAGAAATTCAACAAGCTTTCCTAGGTGCTATTAAACAAAGTGGCATGGAAGGTCGTGAACAAGAGCAAATTGATGCTTTAAACCAAATCCAGGAATCTGCTTTTAGTGGGCGTCAAGGTTCTCAAGCTGAATTGAATAACTTAATGGCTATGCAATCCATGTTAGCAGACACAGGGAATCGCTCCGTTCAAGGTGAAAAAGGCGCCCAAATGATGTCTGGATTAGATGAAGGCTTCCAAAACGCTATTGATGATCCTCAAATGCGTTTGATATTCGGCGCAGGTCAAGGTGAATATCAAGGTATGGAAGGGCGCTATAAGTTACGTGAAAGACTTGAGGAAGGCTTATCAAACCCTGAAAATACTAATGATCTTATGGATGCAGCTAAAACATTTGGTGGGGATACTGAAGAAGGTCAAAAAGAGGCTTTTATTGACTTTGCAGATAAAATGGGTGCTGATGTAAGTACTGACCAAGCGACTGCTGTTTTTGATATGATGAAGAAAAATGGTGGAAGTCTTACTGAGAAACAGCTTAAGAAAGTTTTGAAAGATAATGAAGACTCAGGAGAAGATCAATACAGTAAGAATCTAGAAGACTACAAGGATTCTCCGGAATCTGCCCGTAATCAGTCAGAAGCTGTAACTGAAAAACAAGCAACAGGTATTGCTGACCCAATAGCGGATACTATTGCTAAGGTTAATTCTAGCATGGGAGGGCTTCCTCCAGTTCTTTATGCGGCAATAGGTGCTGTAACTGCTTTTACAGGAACAATGCTTACGTCTATGGCTCAAATGAAAACTGCTGAATGGATGAACACTAAAGGTCAGGGTACTTTTAATAACCAGAAAAATCCAGGCAATAATAATAACCAGAAAAATCCAGGTGGTAACAGCACTAAAACAGCAACAACTGTAGGAAAGAATGTTGGTAAGCAGTATGTTGAAAATGGTAGACCTGCAACAAAACCTACAACTCCTAACACAAGCCCTTCTACTCCGGGGACAAGTCCGGGGTTCTTCCAAACAGTTAAGGACAAATTTAATATGGGGAAACAAACAGAAGGTATTAAAGGCGGTGTTGAGTCTGCTGTAAATGGTGGCAAGGAATTTTTAGGCAATAGCAACAAAATGGGAAACTTAACGAATAAAATGCCTAAAGGCACAAATCAATTTTTGAAAAACATTAAAGGCGGAGGAGCTTTTGCAGGGTTCTTCGGCATGATGGATGTTGTTAATGCTATGAATGCTGAAAAAGGAGAGAAGTCTAACCAGCTTGCAAGTGGTTTAACCAGTACGGCTACCGCTTTTGGTGTAGGTGGACTTCCTGGATTCCTTGCAGCCCCTGTATTTGGTGAAGCTGCTGATATGGGCGTTCAAGGTATTAAAGATATTGGAAATATTTTAACAGGTCCAGACGAAGATTCAGGTATGACTTGGAAGCAAAACCTCCAAAAAACAATGGCTGACCATCAACAAAGGATTGATGATTCTAGCTGGTTTGAAGACCCCATAGAGAAGGCTGCTGTAGGTGGTTGGAATATGACTTTAGGTAATATACCAGGGCTATCTACTGATGAAATAAAAGAAAAGAATTATCAGAAATCTCAAGCAGAACCCAATGTTGGGGAAGAAATTGAGGAAGAAGATGACAATAGTCCAGGATTCTGGAGTAAAGCTTGGGGTGGAGTTAAAGACTTCTTTACACCAGAAGAAGCGAGCGCAGATGAAATTGACCCGAGTACTGGTACAACAAACGCTCCTAAAGGGCAAAAGCAACAGTCTAAAAATGAAAACCAAGCTAAAAGCAAGGAAGAAAAAGATACCACAAACAAGAAAGCCACTTCAGAAAAGAAAAGGGAAAACAACAATTCTTCTGAGAAAGACAACTTAGGGCTGTACTCTAAACTTCTTGATAGGGCTTCTAAGATTTTAACTCAGGCTCGTTCCCAGAATGGTATTTTTGGAAACAAAAAAGGAAATACTGGTTCTGAAGATACGGACGAGGGTGGCTCTGGAGATGACGTAAGTGGCACAGGTGGTAAAGGTGAAGAAGCTATTCGTAGTGTGGCTAAAGAAGTGGGAGATAGCTTAGGGGTGGACCCGAGTCTTATCTTTGGCCAACTAATGCACGAATCTGCTAATGGCACACACACCGCTGGTAAGAATAACTATGGTGGTGTCACTTATGCTGGACAAAAAGGTGCTTCTAAAGGCGCTAAACAGCCTGATGGTAGTGCTTACTATGCAGACTTTAAGGACTTAGATTCTTTTGCTAATGCTTATAAAGATATCTTAGATAGAATGGGTGTAAGTAAAGCAGGAGATGCAGATGAATATGCAAAGATTCTACGCTCTAAAGGTTATTATACTGCACCTGAAAGTGAATATGCAGCTAGTCTAAAAGACAGGGCTTCTAAGTTTGCTAAAGGAGGTAAAGTTTCTTCTCCAACTAACGCATTGATAGGAGAAGTCCCTGGGCAACATGAATACGTTATTAATCCTCATCAAGCAACAGCTCCCGGGTTATTGCAACAAGCAATGTCAGACACAGCGAAGAAGTTTGATATTACTGGTTTAACAGGCAATCAAGAATTTGCTGGAAGAAGACTAAACCTTGCAGGAGCAAGTGGAAGCTCTGGTGGCGGTGCTTCAAACATGAATAATACGAACAACTTTACAATTAATGTTGAAGTTTCAGGAGATACACCACAATCTCAAGCAGAAGACTTAGCTAACCAAATTTCAGACAAAATGCAAAGATTAGCCAACGATTCTATGGAATTCTTTGGTAAAGAATACAAAAGAAGATAGGGGAAAGGGAGTTTTCTCTTTTCCTTATTTTAGTTAGGAGGTAACATTTATTTGGCAGAAGTAAAATTAAGATATCCAAAGTTTGATTTAAAGTTTTATACAGAAGATGATGAGTACCACATTACTTACGATGCAAGAAAAGACTTCTCTAATGAGTTCACTGGAGAATCTGTTATACAACTTTCTACAAAAAATGCTATGGAAGAAGATACAGCGACATTCTCACTAGTTTTGGCTGGGGATGTTTATTGGGATAGAATCCTACAAGCTAATGATGCCGTTGTCTTAAAGATAGACCCAAATGAAGGCGGAGAAAAACCTCAAAATCCTGTTCTTCTTGTAGGGCTTGTATCCGAAGTAAGACAAGAAGCAGACCATGGTGAAAATTCTAAGATGTATAGAATTACAGGGCAATCTTTTGCCAAAGCATTTACTAACTTTGAGATAGGGGTTATCCAAGAGGTAGCTACTCAACTGACTGATATCGGTTGGTTACCTAATTCCACTGAAGATGGTGGATTTGAAATGACCCAAAAAACAGCTGCTCAAATGGTTGAGTCCATTGTAGAACACTTCTTGCCCTACATTAAGTACAATTATAGCCATACAAAAAAAGGTATTGAAGAATTTCTGACTTGGAAACTAGACTCTTGGGTACAAGAAGAAAGATTAGCTGACGAAACAAATTTCATAAACTATGAGGGTTCATTAAAGCAGATGTTAGAAGATGCTACGGCTAGACCTTTTAACGAATTATTCTTTGAAGCTACTGAAGATGAACAATGTGAGCTTGTTTTAAGAAGAACACCTTTTGACCCAGAAGACTGGAATCACCTAACAACTTATACGATTACTTCTAAGGAGTTAATCAGTGAATCCGTAGGGTTAAATGATGCAGAATCTTTTAGTATTTTCAATATTTCCCAAAAAAATAATATGCTGGGTGCAAGTGATGTTGACCTTTCGGCTTATCCGCAATATTTCAAGCCTTTATTAGACAAATTCGGGTACAAAGAACTTCAAGTAGAGAACTTGTATCTAGACACAGCTGTAGCTGAGGACAGCGAAGAAGATGATTCTGAGGAAACAGAAGATGATAATGATGACACAGAAGAAGCTGAGTCAGAAGATGATTCTAACGAAGATGAAGGACAATCTTTCGCTACAATGTATAACTTGGTTACCAATTACTTAGCAAACTATGGACGAAAAAAGATTAGAGTTGTTAAAGATAAGGTCACAAAACAAATCCAAAATGTAGACAAAAGAATAACTAAGGCTATGGCTCAAGATATCATGGACTTTTACATGGAAGGAAAAGAAAAATGGAGCCGAGAAGCTTTTAGCAAATTAACAGGTTTCTCTCTTTCTGAAGAAGATGGTCAAAAAGATAAACCAGATGCAGATTATCAAGACGTAAGAACCACCATGGATAAAAGTTCAAATACCAATGTCACAGATTTAAAAAATGAACTAGTAGAAAAGTATAACATCTCCGAAGACCAAGCAGTAAACGTAGCAAGTGAATACTTAGCTGAAAAACTAAACAAAGAAAGATTTAAAGAAATTATGGATGATAGAAGTGCTGAGGGTATGGAGCGTATTGGTACATCAAAACAAGTCTTAATTGACTTTAAGAAACGCTTGGCTAATTGGTACTGTGAAAATCCTAATTTTTATTCAGGGGATATTACTGTACAAGGTTCACCAGAGTATCGTTTAGGTGGACGTCTTATTGTACAAGATGAACAAAATGGAGAAATTTGGGAGTACTATATCGAGTCTGTCCAACACAGTTATTCTTATACAGAAGGGTACACAACAACTTTAGGTGTTACTCGTGGATTGCAAAATGCAGGTAGAGGACGTTTTACCAATCTTTGGGGTACTTCGGAAGACTTTAAAGGTGGGTATATGGGCGAAATGTCTATGGAAGAACTGTTGGAACTACAAGCCAAAGAAGACGAAAAGAACCAACAAGAAGAAGATAATGGTGATGATGATTCAGGAGATGCCTCATCTATTCCGGGAAGTTCTATTGCAGTAAAAGCAGCGAACTTTGGAAAGTCCATGTCTAAAGAAGAGTCTAGTCATAGTTCTTATTATTCTTGGGGTGGCGGACGAGGTTCTGACCCGTTCAAAAGTGAACCTTATGCTATGGATTGTTCTTCTTTTGTTTGGTGGTGTTTTGAAAAAGCTGGGCAAAGCTTAGCGGGAGGAAAAGGTGGTATGACCACTTGGACAATTAAAGGAGACAAAAACTTAAAAACAGTAAATCCTCAAGGTGCTAAAGCAGGAGCTAAGGCAAAAATGAAAGTTGGAGATATCATTATGTTTTACCCTTCCAATGGGCACATTGGCATCTATCTAGGTGGAGATAAATGGGTTGGATGTAATGGAAAACCGCCTACAGACCACTCAAGTACAGCAGGAATACACGTTAAAAGTTTATCAGGATTTTGGTGGGGTCAATTCAATGGACATGTGCTACGATTGCCCTAAGAAAGGAGGAAATAATTTTTGGCAGATGCACAAGTAGTAAAAAGATATCCTGTATTTGATATTCATTTTTACACAGAGGATGATGACTACCATATCACTTATGACTCAAGAGATGATTTTTCAAGAGAGTCTTTAGAGCAATCAGTTATCCAACTGTCTACAAAAAATGCTATGGAAGATGATTCAGCAACGTTTACTTTTGTCCTTGCAGGAGATGTTTACTGGGATAGACTAATACAGGCAAACGATGCTGTTATACTTAAAATTAATCCATCTGAAGATATGGAAGAACCAGAAAACCCAGTACTACTAGTAGGAATGGTTTCTGAGGTTAGACTAGAAGGAGATTACGGCGAAAATTCTAAGATGTATAGAATTACAGGTCAATCTTTTGCTAAAGCCTTAATTAATTTTGAAATAGGAGTTATTCAAGAAGTAAGTGTAAATTTAACAGATATTGGGTGGCTACCTAATGAAGAAAGCGAAGACAACGATACAGGTGGTATCCAAATGGAAGGAAGAAATGCTTCTCAGCTAGCCGAAACTGTAATGAATCGTTTCTTAGAATATATGAAGTACAGCTATAAAGGCGGAGGCATCGACCAATTCTTAGAATGGGAATTTGACTCATGGGTAAATGATGAAAACCTCATTGACTCAACACCCTTTATTAATTATGAAGGTTCTTTGAAACAAATGCTAGATGATATTACAGCCAAACCTTTTAATGAGCTTTTCTTTGACGCTACAAAAAATGAAAAGTGTCGAATGATTATGAGAAGAACGCCTTTTGACCAAAATGATTGGAACAATCTTCCACTTTATCAAGTAACATCTAAAGATGTCATTAGTGAATCCGTAGCCACAACAGATACAGAAACTTATACCATTTTTAACGTAGCTATTGATAGTATGTTAGGCTTAAACTCCACAGATTTAGGCTCTAAGCCTCGGTACTTTCCTGAGTTATTAGACAAATTTGGTTATAAAAAATTAGAGGTTGAAAATCGTTACTTAATGGATTCTGTTTCAAACAGTGATGATGAGGGTGACGCTGAGGGAACAGATGACGATGATTCAAAAGATAGCGATGATGATAGCGATGAAGAAGACGACCCAGAAAATACTTTTAACGAAATTTACACGTTAGTTATAGGAAAACTGCTGGGGAATACTCAAAATCGAGTAAGAGTCAATAAAAATAGCATTGCAACTTCTGTTTCTAAACTAGATAATCGTTTAACCAAAAACCAAGGTATTGAAATTTGTGACTACTATGCCCAACATGGTAATCTTCCTCAAGACCAGTTTTCCCGAATAACAGGTATCAATAAAGACAATGGGAACAAAGGGCAAGGAACTCGTCGACCTAATTACAAAGCTGTAACGAACTTTTTAAGAGAAAATACCCAAGAAGATGAGGGCGTTACTAGTACTAAAGGTCGCCTTTTAGATGAATTTATCATGAGTGATTCTCAAGCTAATAGTTTAGCCTCTAGTTGGGAACAACAAGGCGAAATTGCTTCTGCTCAATACAAAGAAGTTATGGAAGGCGACGAAGAGGTTACTGCCCCTAAAGACCCAGATGGTGCTAAACTACAAGAATTTACAGAACGCTTAGCCAATTGGTATGTGGAAAACCCAAACTTTTACTCAGGTGAAGTCGTTGTTAAAGGTTCTCCAGACTTTCGATTAGGTGGCAGACTTTATTTACAAGACGAACAAAATGATGAAATTTGGGAGTACTATATCGAGTCTGTCCAACACAGTTATTCTTATACAGAAGGGTACACAACAACTTTAGGTGTTACTCGTGGATTGCAAAATGCAGGTAGAGGACGTTTTACTAACCTTTGGGGAAAATCTGAAGAATTTAAAGGCGGATACCTTGGTGAGTTAACCTTAAAAGAGCTCATAGAAAAACAAGATGAAATGAATGATGACGAGGATGATAGCTCTGGCGGTGGTGGAAGTGGTGGAGACTACACACCAGGTGCAGGAACACAACTAGCTGTTTTCCCAATGGATATGATTAACATTACTCAAGGAGAAAATGGACCATTTTCTCACCAGGGTTCACTAGCTATGGACTTTGTCGGTACACATAATTCCTATCCTTACTATGCACCTTTTGACTGTAAATGTGTATATACTTCTTCAGCTGCTTGTGTCGCTTGGGAATCTCAAAAGCCTGTTCAATGTGTAGATGGTTCTACAAACTATGTTACTCTCCTATGTATTCATGATAACAACTGGAACAGCCATAAAGTTGGAGACAAAAAAGCAAAAGGGTCAAAACTAGGTGCTACAGGTGTTGCAGGTCATGTAACAGGAGACCATGCTCATTTTGAAGTTTCTAAGAAGAAATGGTCAGGAATGAGCAGAAACAGTCATGGTACTTGGACAATGCATAACCAAGCCCACCTCTATGATGTATTCTCTTTAAAAGATAACACTGGTAACAATAATAATACAAAAGTTGTTAATGGTGGAGGTTACCCTTGGAAAAGTAACGAAAAATGGGATGACAAAGAAGGCTCTGATGGCGGAAAAGGTGGGATTTACTCCCCAAACATGCACGGTGCTTTAGGGGATTATTCCCAGTTTAGCAACAACAAAGAAATATCTACCACACGTTCTAGACAAAAAAATTTGCTTGATTTTAACCATGTAGGCATCATAGACTTTGCAGATACTCCTGATGTGGATAAATCATTTCCGACTGTTGAAGGAAGTGCTGTAGCAATGAATGCCTTTAATTGGGGAATGCAGTTTGAAAAAACTTACTCGGATAAGTATTCTATGTACGATTTTGGTTCAGGACATAATGGACATTACCCTTTTGAAGATGATATTATAAAAATAGATAATTCTGCTTTTATTTGGTGGTGCTTTAAACAAGCAGGTATCACTTTAGGTGGAAGCGCTAGAAACTTTACAAGTTTGTCTATACTAAATGATGCACAGTTAGCAACTATTAGAAACTTTGGGCAGAAAAATGACCCAATATTCACAGAGCTAAAAGTCGGAGATATTTTGTCCTTTACTCCTGAAAGAGGAATATTAGGAATTTATGCAGGAAAAGGTCAAGTGTTAATGGCGCAAGGCTTAGGAAACAATGATGGCAGAAGCACGTCAGGAATTACTTTATTACGTATGGACCAAGGAAATTGGTGGATGCGGTTTAATGGAATAGTTAAACGACTGAGATAGGACAATTAGTTCTATCTCTTTTTGTTTTACCTTAGAATATGCCTCACGCCCGTAGACGCCCGTGGGATGATGTTTTAAATCTCTTCTAAGGTGTTTATACCTTTAAGGTGTCAACACACCTTAAATCGGCTTTGGTTGCCTCATGTAAAATAGGGCATTTTACCTCTAGAAATTATTGCAATTCTTTTCTGA